GGTAAAGGTAGTAAAGCATATAACAATAAATCATTAAGAGCAAAAGTATACAGTGATATACATAGACAATTAAAAAGAGAATTTGATGTTAACAGTTATAAGGCTATAAAGAGAAGATATTTAAATGAGGTTATTACTATAGTAGAAAATTACAAATCAACAATAGCACTAAATGAACAAATAAGTATGCTAAATAACCAAGTGGTATTTGCACAATAAAATAAAGCCGAGGGCAGGAGGTAATTGTATGAATAATAATGATAAAAATAATTTAAAAGATAGAAAAGAATTATTAAGGTTAAGTAGAAAAATCTTAGAGCAAAATGATTTTGGAGAAGAAATCAAAACAACAATGCTTGGTATTTTAGAGAAACTTGAATATTTGCTGGACAAAACTATATTAGAGCAAAGTAATGAAGTAAAAGTTAATTCAGAGAAAAAAGAATTAAATTAAAAAATAATAAAGTACATTTTATAAACAAATTAAAGAGTCAGTAGGCATAGGAGGTAGCTATGGAAGATAAAAAAGACCAACTAAGTATAACTCAAAAATTTATAGAGCAACAAAAAATCGCTGAAAAAAATTTTAAAGAAGGAACACAAGAGTATGTAAATACTTCGTTAGATATTAATTTATCAGAGGAACAATTTTCAGCACTAGCAATGTCTGATTTTACAACAAAAGAATATCGTGTAGTTGAGATATTGAAAGTGCTAAAAATATTAAATATTATATAGATTTTTTATGAAAAGTATACTTTCTGGGTTTACTTGTATATAGCCAATATATATTTGTATAAGCCCATCACTTTGTAAGTCTTCAAGATACTCCTGTTGTTTATAAGCATCAACTACTTTTAAAAGTTTATTGTCATTATCGACAAATTGATAAGTATCTTTAGACATATGAGCGATTAGATATTTAAGAAAATCGTATTTATTGTTAATCATAACATCAACTCCTTTCTAATTATATTTCAAGAATATTTTAGCAAGGTTTAGGTGTAGAAAGAAAATACATAGCCGAGGGCTAGGAGGTAATTATGAAAAATAATCAATGTAAATTATGTTTTAAGGAAGATAGAAAATTACAAGAAGAAACAAGAGCAGGGTTAGTTAATTTAATTACAGATTATGCAATAGAAAATAAAATGTCAGTACACGAGATTGATAAATGTGTTGAACATGTTAAAGAAGTCTATTATAAAGATGCAATTATAAAAAGATAGGCTTAATTAAAAGCCTATCTAGTAGAAATTAACCTTTATTACAAGATTTACAACACCATTAACAAACATCAAATGATTTAACCGGGTGCTGTGATTGAGCTTATTTTATAGCGTCATGACAATTGGAAAAATAGCCTATGTAGTTCGTAGGCTGGCTAAAGTATTAAAAGTTAGTATGGAAAGTTTAATTGAATAGGAGTGGATACTATGGAGATATATTCAGTTTCAGAAGCAGCTAAGAAAATGAAAACTTCTAACCAAAAAATATACGAATTAATAGACAGAAAATTATTAGAAGCTTTAAGACTTAATTCATTAAGAGTGCCAGAATATGCAATAGAAGATTTTTTTAGAAAGTATAAATTTAAGGATTTAAGTGATTTAGATAATATAAAAGAACTTAAGTAAATAAAAATAGACAAGCCTATAAAAATAAAAAATTGGAGGTAATAACATGAAAATAATAATAGTACCAGAGGAATTATTAAGAAACTTAATAGGAGAAGAAGTTGAATTAGATTGGAGTAAATTTTGGGAGTGTAAAGGAAAAGGGAAATTAAATGTTTCAGAAGCGATAAATACACCTAATGTAGAATTGAAAGGTAAAGATTTAACTGATGAAGCTATTTTAAATGAAAATATAGAAACTATGAGAAAAGAAATAAAAGAAATTGTTTCAGATAAATTATTAAATATAGAACCAATGGAGAAAGCTGAAATAATAACTAAGTTATCAAAAGAAATAAGAGAATGTATAAACATGAAAAATCACATAGAAATATCTAACAGACAATATGAAAGTGAAGGAGTAACATGTTAACAGCATTCAAACTGATATGGAGCATGGCAGTATTATATAGCCTAATCTACATAGTAATACTGCTAGCTACATACAAAACAAGAAAATACATATTTAGGAGGAAATAAGGATGTTTAAATTCATAAAGAACTTAATACCAGTATCGAGAAAAAGATACAATAGAGAAATTGAATATTTAAAAGCAGATATAAAACGTCTTGAAAATAAAGCTGAGAATTTGCTAAAAGATAAAGAGTTTATAAAAGGATTAATGAAGGAAGATAAGGGGACTATAGACCTTTTAGAATGGTTACTAGAGGAAAAAAATACAGAAATCAATAGATTAGATACAGAGAATGAAACTATAAGTAAATTTTTACAGGAAGAAAGACAAAAAAATGCGGATTTGTTTAAACAACTTATGGATTTTATTGATAAGCAAGAGGTAAGTCAAGTAAAGGCGGTTGGATAGATGGAAGACTTAAGATATTTGCAGTCAATGATAGAGTTAAAAATAAGCAATATTGAACTAAAAATTTGTGAATTATTAGTAAAAAATAACGAAGATAACTTATTAAAAGAAATAGAGTTATTAAAGTTAGAAAGCAAGTTAGATGCATATAAAGATACATTAACAGTTATAAAAAATCGAGTAGAAATAGTTGAGAGAAATTTAGAAGACCTTAAAATATTTGAAGTGAATAATGCATCAACTTATGGATTGGCATAAAAAAAGAGCCTTTGCAGAGGCTCAAAATAAATATATATATAATAAAAACATAATTAAAGTATATGTGAAAACGGAGGTAATATCAATGAATTTATATAATTTAACAGCAGATTTAGAAAAATTAAGAGAAATAGATGAAGAATATTCACCAGATAAGGAAGAGATTATATCAATAGTTGAAGCTGAAATAATAGGAAAAGGTTCTGGGATTGTTAAATTAGATAGAATATTTAAAGAAAATATCCAAGCTGTAAAAAATGAAATAGGGAGATTAAAAACTAAGCAAAAAGCTTTAGAAAATAGACAGAAAAATATAAGAACATATGCCTTAAACTGCTTAAATAATTTAGGTGAAAAAAAGATAGAAACACCTATAGGAAATATGACCGTAAGAAAAGGAGCATCTACTTTAAAAATTGAAGATGAAAGCAAAATACCAAGTAAGTATATAGAAGTAGTTCAGACTTACAAAGTTCATAAGGAATTGCTAAAGTCTGATTTAAAAGATGGAGTAGAAATAGAAGGAGCATATATGACAGAGCCAGGAACTACATTAATGATTAAGTAGGTGAGTTAATGAGCAGTATGAATTTACATCTAAAAATAGTTGAAATAAAAAAATCTATAGAAGGATTTTCAAAAGATAAAAAAAGCTTTGGATATGAATATGTTAGTGGAAGTCAAATATTAAGAGCTATAAAAGATAAAATGGACGAGCTAGGAGTTTTACTTATACCAGAGGTGGATTATGACACATTACACTGGGAAAAACATGAGTACAAAAATAAAAAGAATGAAGATAAATTGGATTTTTTAGTAACTATGAAAATGAACTATACATGGGTAAATGCAGAAAATCCAGAAGACAAAATAACTATTCCATGGGTTTGCATAGGACAACAGGCAGATGATATTTCAAAAGCTGTAGGAACGGCCATGACATATAATGAGAGATACTTTTTATTAAAATTCTTAGGGTTACCTACTGATGAAGATGATGCAGATGCAAAAGAGCCTCAAGGAGCTAGTAAGAGTTATTCTAATAATACTGGCATAAATCAAAAACAAATAGGTAGGTTATATGCAATGGCTAAAACATGCGGATATGATAATGCAAAAATAGAAGCAATGGTGTCTGGAAGATATAGTAAAGAAATTAAAAATTTAACTAAACAAGAGTATGACAATATATGTAATGGTCTTCAAGATAAGATAGATTCAATAGGTAGCAAACAATAAATTTCATAAAGTGAGGTAGGGGTTATCATCTACTCTTACCTCTAGCATTTAAGTAAAGAAGGTGAGACAATGGCACAAAGAAGGATGTTTAGCTTAAAAGTAATTGATACAGATTTATTTTTAGATATGCCTTTAAGTACACAAGCTTTATATTTTCATTTATCAATGAGAGCAGATGATGATGGATTTATAGGAAATCAAAAAAAGATAATGAGAATGGTAGGAGCATCAGATGATGATATGAAAATTTTAATAGCAAAACAATTAATAATTCCATTTGAATCTGGGGTATGTGTTGTAAGACATTGGAGGGTACATAATTATATTCAAAAAGATAGATATAACTCAACTTTTTATAAAGCAGAAAAGGCTCAATTACTTGCAAATAGTAATGTTTATGAAAAAACAGAGTATTTGGATACAAAATGTATACATGATGTATCCAAACCGGAGACACAGGATAGGTTAGAGTTAGGTAAGGATAGGTTAGAGTTAAGAGAGGATAGTATAGATATAGAAGAAGTAACTAACTATATAGGTAGTTCTGAAAACTTAAAACAATTCAGTAGATTATATGAGCAAAATATAGGACTTATAAATGGTATATCTGGAGAGTGGCTAAAAGAAATGTCTGAATCTATAGATTACAAGTTGTTTAAAAGAGCTATAGAAATAGCTACAGATAAAAATAAATGTAGATTAGATTATATTAAAGGCATTATAAAGCAATGGACAGATAAAAACATAACAACATATGACCAACTAAAAGCTTATGAATTACAAATAAATAGCAAAAAAGGAGTGAAGTCAGATGTCAGAGGAAGAGAAGGAGATATTGAAACAGAGAGCTCAGAATATAATAGAGAAAGTGAAGAAGCAAGAAGGAGAGAATTACTCGAGCAATGTAGACAACTTGAACAAGGATAAATATAAGTGTAATAAATGCAAGGACATGCTTTTTATAGAGTTAGAAGATGGAAGTTTTGGACCTTGTGAGTGTAGACAGATTAGAATAGCGGAAAATAAATTAAAAGCATCTGGAGTAAGTGAAGAATTTAGAAATATGAGGTTTGAGAATTTTCATTATGAAAGTAGTCTTGAAACTATGGAGGCTTATGCAACAGCAAGAAGATACTCTAAAAATTTTCAAGAAATAAAAAAATCTAGAAGAAACTCTATAATGCTAATGGGACAAGTTGGAAGTGGTAAAACTCATTTAGCTATGGCTATAGCAAATATGTTACTGGATAATTCAATAGGTGTAATTTATATGCCATATAGGAGTAGTATAACCAATTTAAAACAAAGTATAACTGATGAAGAAAATTATCAAAGAGAAATTAACATGTATAAAAATGCAGAAGTTTTATTAATAGATGATTTATTCAAAGGAAGAATTACTGAATCTGATATAAATATAATCTATGAAATAATTGATTATAGATATTTTAAAAATTTACCTATCGTAGTTACAACAGAAAAAGATATAGATGAATTAATAAATATAGATGAGGCCATAGGATCAAGACTTTATGAAATGAGTAAGTCCTATATGGTTACTATGAAGGGACAAAAACTAAACTATAGAATTTATGGTGATGTAGGAGTGAAGAAAATATGAGCAATACTATAGATTTAAATTGTATAAAAAAAGAACAAGAACGCTTTTCTAAGCACTTAGAAACTACAAAAGGTAAATTAGTCAAAAATAAAAATTAAAACTCTTAAAATAGAAAATACGAGGTGGAATTATGAAGAGAAAACCTATAAAAGCAGAACACTATGGATGCCGTTTTTCGGTTATATATGAAGTTTTTCCTAAAAATGAAAAATTGGAAGGGGCAGGCGTTAATTTATACATACTAAGAATTAATGAAAATTTAGAAATTGATGTTGATGGTAAAACATTGCAAAGTGTAATGAACAAATATACTAAAAGTATATCAGAATCAGATTTGATTGAATTTATAGTTGATACACCTCTACACAATGAAGTATATGAATTGAATAAAGATGATATGGAGTTTTATTTGGTAGAGCAAGGTCAAGGATATGCTTAAGGTAAAGGAGTGAGATTATGGAGGAAGAGAAAACTTACTGCACAACATGTAATAAAGAAATGAGCGAAGGTTATGTTATCTGTGATGGATTACAGAATTATTGCTCAAAGGAGTGTTTAAATAAAGAAATTACTGATGATGAATATAAGCAACTATACGAAGAAGGGTATGCTTATTGGACAGATTTAGAATGTTAGGAGTGAAATTATGAGAGATATTAAATTTAGAATTTGGGATAATGAAGAAAAAACAATGATAGAAAATAAAGATACATACTCTCTTGATTTTAGAGGAAATGTTTATTTTTCAAGTGTCATGGTGGATGATTATATTCTCGGTGATGAAGGATACATATTAATGCAATATACTGGATTAAAGGATAAGAACGGTAAAGAGATATATGAGGGTGATATTTTATTATGTTGTGAGTTGGAAATAAATGGAACTGTATTTTTTAATGAAGGATGCTTTAGAGCGCAATGGGAAAATTGTATAGAAGATTTATATGAAAATTGCGATGTATATGAAGTAATAGGTAATATATACGAAAATCCAGAGTTGCTGAAATAGGAGGATGTTATGAAAAATAAAAGTGAAGAAGTCTTAGGGATATGTCCATCTTGTAAAAAGACTTTAACATTTACTATGACAGATGGTAAGTTTTTTACAAAATGTAGTAATTGTAAAAATGTATATACTAATATGATTAATGATAAAAGAAGCGGTAAATACAGGGATATAGATGTAGATATACATAATTTAAATGAAATTAAATATCAAATTGAATATATGACAAATCATTTAAAAACAAGAAACTATGAAAAAGAAGTACAAGCATTAAATACAGCTATTGATTTCTTTAATGAAAAACCTATAGATATAGAAGATTTAGAGAAAGCTATTAATTTACTTTCAAGTATAAAATTGAGTTGGGAATTAACTATTGCATACATAGAAAATGAATCAGTAAAAAACAAGCTAAAAAAAGAAAAATTTTCAATTGAGTGTATTATAAGAGAAATACAAAATCAATTAGTGAGAATATAGTGAGGGAGAGCATGACAGAGATATTAAAAGAATTACTACCATATGTTAAAACTTTTGTAGGAGTATATATAGCCTTATATGTTATAGGCGGTATATTGGCGATAGCTTTTACTGTATGGATATTTAAAACTTCGATTAGAAAGCGTAGAAAGTTTGAGAAGATATGGAAAAGATAACTTTTATTTAAGGAGATATATATGAAGTCATTAAGATTAGACGAGAGAGATTATATATTTGAAACTATAGAGGAACTTGTAGAAATGTTAAATGCAGATGGATACATAGTTGATTTAAAGATAAAGAAGGTAGGATCAATAAAAACAACTACAGTACCATTATTATAAAAATAAGGATGGAATACATATCATTATCAGTATATCTGTCTTGATATATTGATAATGATAACTAAATGATAAATTGGAGGATATTAAAATGAAAAATGAATGGCTTTATAACATTGATGGAAGTGAAATATGGACAAGTGATTCTTATGAGAATAAAGAAGATTGTATAGCGGCTGCTATAGATGAAGCGTTAGAGCAAGGAGAAGCAACATTTAGTATAGGAAGAGCTAAAAGTGTAGGAAGTTTACCAATAGATGCTGAAAATGTAATTGAGGATTTACAAGATATAATGTATGACTTAGTTGGTCCGGAAGTATCAGAAACATTTTTAAGCTGTATAGATAAAAGTGAAATTGAAGATTTAAGCAATAGGCTTACATCTGTATTCTATGATTGGTGTAAAGAAAACAAAATAGATAATGGAGAAGGATACTTCACAATGGTAGACATAGAAGAAATAAAATATTGTGCTAATTGTAAAAAAGTAATAGAAAACGAAGAAGATTCAAGTGAGTTGATAGAGGTACCTGGAGAATACATGATAGAAGCATATTATTTTCATAAAGAGTGTGACTATATCCCTATAGATCACTTAGACCCTACTTTAATCGGAGAAGTAGTAAATAGGAAATAAAATATCCTAGATCTTATGGTCTAGGAAACTAAAAATGAGGTGTGTATATGAAAGATATAAGTTTTATGTATTACACACATAGTTTTAAGACTGAAATTAAAATTGTAGATGGTAGAAAAGTAAAGAAAACTATAAGTGATACAAAAGTAGTTACACCAAGTGGAGAATACAAGGAGAAAGAATGGAGAGATTTATTAATACATCAAGCTAAGCGATTACATGAGTTAGATATAATAGACAAGCTTAAAGAGTATTCTCTTAATAAATTAGCTTGGATCAATAAAGAAGAAGATGCTTATACGTATGCATTAGAAGTATATAGTAGGAAAATACATAAAAATAAGAAGTGGGTTGGATATAATGATTTTCAATTTATGATTAACCCCAACATGGAAAATATAGAAGCAGAGCAAATAAGTTTATTTTAGGAGGATATTATGGACTTAATAAAAGTTAAAAGATATTTTAGAACTAAAGAAGAAATGTATTTAAAAGTTGAATTAGAGTTTGATAATCAAGAAGCTGCAGATAATGCTAAACACTATGATTTAAATAAAGATGGTATAGCAGTTGTGGAAATTTCAGAAGAAGAATATTTAGAAAATACGAAAGAAGAGTAGACATGAGGTGTGTATATGAAAATAAAGGATCAGAGTGATTTGATTAAGTCTGTAATATTTTTTATTAATGTTGTTAGCTTTACTTTTTTAATAGAAGGACTACAAAGAATAATTGATATTTTGGATTAGGAGATTGAGTATGAAAAGTAGAGAAAGTCAAGAACAACAAACTTTAATAAAATGGTGTTCAGTAGCTAAGTGTAAATATCCTAATTTAGATAGAATATATGCAATTCCAAATGGGGCATGGGTTAAAAATAAATGGGAAGGTTCAAAACTAAAAAGAGAAGGAATGAGAGCTGGAGTACCAGACTTATTTCTTCCAGTTCCTAAACATGGTTATCATGGATTATATATAGAACTTAAACATGGTAAGAATACAGCTCAACCTAATCAAAAAGAATGGATAGAATTTTTAAATTCAATGGGATACAAGGCTGTTGTAGCTTGGGAATTTGAAGGAGCTAAAGAGGCTATAGAAAACTATTATAGTGGTAAGTAGGTGATTGTATGAATAAAAAAGAATTATTTGAAAAAGTCGAAAAGAGATTACATAAATATAAATATTTAGATGTGCAGATAAAGAATTTAGAATTAGATATAGAACAAATAAAATCAGATTATAGAGGTTGTGGAGCTATAACCTATGATGAAAAAACTGGTGTAACCTATAACATAAATAGAAGTGTAGAAAATGAAATAATAGCTAAAGAAAAGAAAATTGCTAAATTGACTAAAATAAAAATAGAGAAGGAAATAGAAAAACAGAAAATTGAAAATGCTTTAACATGCTTGGATATTATAGAAACAGACTTTTTTAATTTATTTTATAATTCAAGAAGTAAAAATAATATGCAAACAATAAGTACTAAAATGCATATGGATAGGAGCTATTTATATACATTTAAAGAAAATATAGTTTATAAAATCATGGGTATGTTATATCCTACATATGAAGATTTACCACTATTTGAAGAAAAAACAACAGAAAAACAACACTTTAACAACAAAAAAACAACAAATTGAAGATTTTTTATATAAAAAAAGGTGGTATTATAGTATCATAGGAAATTTAGTAAATACTAACTTTCTACATGTAACTCCTATTTTATTTAAATAATAATATTTGTCAGAGGAATCGCCCCCTCTGGCAACGTGAGGATATAGTTTAAGTGGCAAAATAGATACCTTTCATGTATCAGTTACAAGTTCAAAACTTGTTATCCTCTCCAATAAAAAACTTTACGGCTCTCAAGAGCAACTCTGTAGCGGTATGGAGTATAAACTAATTATTAAGTTCTCGCAAAAGACTAGATTAATTTCTGGTCTTTTTTATTTTGTCAAAGGGAGATTTATATTATGAACTTTGGATCAGCACTAGAAGAATTAAAAAAAGGTAATAAAGTGACGAAAAAATCATGGCATAAAGAAGGCATGTATTTAGAATTACAAAACCCTACTGACTTATCGAAAATGACAGCTCCATATGTTTACATTACCATTGATAATGATTATAGAATACCGTGGCATCCTTCTCAAGCGGATATGCTAGAAGAAGACTGGGAGATAGTTTAATGGAACAAAGATGCCCTAAGTGTAAATCTAGAAAGAAATATGTACCTCTAAACCCTTTGAATGATAATTGTAAATGTATAGAGTGTAAGTCGGAATATAAATTAAATAAATAGATGCAAAGAAAAAGAGATGATACAAAATAGTACCATCCCTTTTTCTTTGTAATTGCTATTGTTCCATCAAAAACTACTAAAGCAGAGAAATGAAGAATCCTTGTTAAGGATTAAGTTGATTATATCAAAGTTTAGGTCAACTAAAAAATAGTAAATTAAAATATTTTTTATGGAGGTAATATTATGGAAGATTTAAGATACATAGCAACATGCGACTTAGTTGAGGAATTAGAAAATAGAGAAGGTGTTGAAATAAAAAGAGTAGACCCTTACCAAGAAGAAGTTATCAATGTAAATGGTCCTTGTGTGGTTATAAAAGTAATAGATTAACATTAATGTTATAAGATAAATTATTAATATTTTCCCAAAACGACAATAGGGTGCAAATGTAAAAATAAAATAGAGTTTATTTTTACAAATTAAAAATAATATAAAGTGTAAAAATAGAGTTTGTTTTTATATTATTTTACAAAAGGTAAATTAAACTCCAGTATCTAAATTTGAGGTGGTGATATGGTTGATATCAAGGAATTAGCTAAAGAAGACTATATGAAAGGTGTTAAACAAAAAGAAATATGCGAAAGATATAATATAAAAAATAACACTTTAAAATCATGGATAACAAGAGAAAAATGGTCAGAAGAAAAAAGAAACATGGGTGCACCTAAAAGTAAAAAAGGTGCACCCATAGGTAATAAAAATGCAACGGGACCTCCTGGTAATAAAAATGCTGAAAAGTTTGGCTTTTTCTCTAAGTACTTGCCAGAAGAAACTTTGGATTTAATGAAAGAAATATCAGAGAAAAATCAATTAGATATACTTTGGGAGCAGATAACAATTCAATATGCAGCAATAATAAGAGCCCAACGTATTATGTATGTTGAGAAAAAAGATGAAATGATAAAGGAGCTTAAGAAGGAAGAAACTAGCGAATATGGCCAAAAGATAGAATATGAATTTCAATTTGCTTGGGATAGACAAGCAACATTCTTAAATGCTCAAAGTAGAGCTATGGGAGAGTTAAGGAGTTTAATTAAACAATATGAGTCTATGGTTAATGATAATCAAGATTTAGCAACTGAGGAACAAAAGTTAAGAATAGAGACTTTAAAATCTAAATTAATAAAAGATGATTCAAATAAAACTGTTAACTCAACAGCTAAGCTAGATTCTATATTAAATCAGTTAGAGGGTGAAGATAATGAATGATGAATATAAATTATCTTCTAAATATAAATCTTTTTTAAAGTATGAGGCTCCAGTTGAAGCACTAGAAGGAACAACGGCAGCAGGAAAAACTACAGTAGGTATACTTAAGTTTATGCTAAAGGTTGCTAAGTCTACTAAAAAAATGCATGTTATAGCAGCTAAAACAACTGGGGTTGCAGAAAAAAATATAATACAAAAGGAATATGGAGTTACTGATGTATTTGGTGATTTAGTTAAATATAATGGGAATGGTGATAAGGATAATAAAATACCTCATATAAGATATAATACGCCTAATGGAGAAAAGATAATATATATTTTAGGATATGACAATGTAGATAAGTGGAAAATGGCATTAGGTTCTCAATTCGGATGTGTTTTAATAGATGAAGTTAACACAGCGAGCATAGAGTTTGTCAGAGAGATATGTACAAGAAATGATTATCTTATGATGACACTTAATCCAGATGATCCTAATCTACCAATATATGATGAATTTATAAACTGCTGTAGACCATTAGATAAATATAAAAAAGATGTACCAGTAGAAATATTAGAGCAACTCAATTCAGAAGAAAAGCCTAACTGGACTTATTGGTTTTTTACCTTTTATGATAATGCATCTTTAAGTGATGAAGATATTGAAAAGAAAAAGACAAGTGCACCTAAAGGGACTAAGCTATATAAAAATAAGATATTAGGTTTAAGAGGAAGAGCAACAGGACTTATATTCTCTAATTTTGAGAGAAAAAATAATGTTTTATCTAAAGATTATGTTAATAAACAAGTAAAAGAGAATAAAATAAAGTTTATTCAATTTACAGCGGGTCTTGATACTGCATATTCTCAGAATAGTCCAGATACATTCGCATTTACATTCAGTGGGATTACTGAAAAGAAAGAATTAATAGTTTTGAATGAAGAAGTATATAACAATAAAAACTTAGAAATACCATTAGCTCCTAGCGATATAGCTCCTAAATTCTTTAAATTTTTAGAAAAAAATAGGAAAGACTGGGGATTTGCAAGAGATGTATTTATAGATTGTGCAGATCAAGCAACTATAATGGAACTTAAGAAGTTTAAGAGAACTAATCCGTGCATGTATAACTTTATTAATTCTTATAAGAAAGTAACAATACTAGATAGAATACACTTAATGTTAGGCTGGATTAATACTAATAGTAAAGTATTTTATTATGTTTTGGATACTTGTAAAGAGCATATAAGGGAGTTAGAGTGCTATTCATGGAAAGAGGATAAGTATGAGCCAGAGGATGCGAATGACCATACAATAAATAGTTCTCAATATGGGTGGATACCTTTTAGAAAGCTAATAGGAGATTACAAGGAGGAGTAGAAATGGGGTGGTTTAAGAGTATGTTAACTAAAGCTGCAATTAAATACTTAAATGTTCAGCCTGCATTATCAAATACAATCACAATACAAGAAGCGTATACATTTGAAACAAATTTAATAAGAAATAAACTGTGGTATATAGGAGAACCATATGAGTTGGACCAGTTTTTCAAAAGTATATCTAGTGATCCAGTTAATAAAGCTAGATTTTGGAGTGCTGTACCAAGTGAAGATTTAAGTATTAGAAAAATACATAGTGGATTACCTTCTATGATAGCTGATAAATTAAGTGATATAGTAGTAGCTGATTTAGATAGTATCGAAGTTGCTGGAGAGGAAGATAACACTTTATGGGAAGAAATAAGAAAAGATAATAAGTTTGATGATATATTAGGAGATATAATTACGACAGCTTTAGTTTGTGGAGATGGAGCTTTTAAATTATCTATTGACACTGATATATCTATTTATCCTATAATAGAGTTTTTTGATGGTGACAAAGTAGAGTATGTAACTAAGAGAGGAAGACTAAAAGAAATAAAGTTTTATACTTTCTACAATAAAGATAAAAGGCAATATAAATTATGTGAAACTTATGGGAAAGGTTATATAAATTATAATTTATATAATAGTAATGGAGATGAAGTTCCTTTAAGTACCTTAGATGAAACTAGAGAGTTGTCTACAGTAACATATGTAGCTGACTTTATAATGGCAATACCATTGATATTTTTTAAATCTCCTAAGTTTGAAGGAAGAGGAAAAAGTATATTTGATAGTAAATCAGATTCATTTGATGCATTAGACGAAGTTATATCTCAGTGGATAGATGCAATAAGAGATGGAAGAGTTCAAAAATATATACCGGAAGATTTAGTACCAAAGGATATGAATGGAAACTTAATAAAACCTAATCCATTTGATAATAGATTCTTAAAGGTAGGATCTAGTCTTTCTGAAGATGCAAAAAATCAAATAGATATGAAACAAGCTAATATAAATTACGAGGCTTATGTAGAGAGTTATTCTAATGCTGTGGATATGTGTTTACAAGGAGTTATAAGTCCTAGTACTTTAGGGATAGACCTTAAGAAAACAGATAATGCAGAAGCTCAAAGGGAAAAAGAAAAGACCACATTATATACTAGAGGAAAGATAGTTGATATATTAACAGAAGTTATACCAAATTTAGTTGATACAGTATTAAAAACCAATGATATTTTAAATAAACGTACTCCTAAAGATTATGAGGTAAGTGTTGGATTTGGAGAGTATGCGAGCCCTTCATTTGATGTAATCGTTGAAATTGTAGGAAAGGCTAAAAGTTACGGGGTAATGTCAATAGAGCAATGTGTAGAGGAGATGTATGGAGATACATGGACAGACGAAGAAAAAGAAGAGGAAGTTAATAGAATAAAAGATCAAAATGGATATATTGAAGCAGAAGAGCCTAAGTTAGTTGATGATGAAGAGTTAAACTATGTAGAGGATAAAGAAGATGTACAAGAATAACAAGCCGTCTAAGTTAAAAGATATTTTAAAAAATTTTAGAAAAAATATAATTAAAGATAATTCTAACAATGAAAGAGACAAGTCGTATGATATTAGAAAAATATTCGAGCAAATGGAGCTTGATTTAATTTCTAGTATGCATAGGGCTTTTTATTTTCATCAAACTCAACAAGTCAAAGAAGGTTTTAAATGGGAACAATGGCAACTTTCTAAACTTAGAGCATTAGAAAAGTATAGAAAAAGAAATAAAAAAATAGTTAAACAATACAATAAACCAATACAAGAAGCAATAGATAGAGAATTACATGGAAATTTTATCAAAGGACAACAAAATATAGAAAATATTGTACATAAGGATAAGGTGAAGTTTCCAGTAGATATAAAAGATTTTCAAGATGAAAAATTAAATAATATACCACAAGAAACAAATTTCTTTGGAGTGAATGATAAAAAATTAGAAGCATTACAAGAAAGTGTAACTAATGATTTAAAGAAAGCTCAATATTCTGTTTTAAGAAAAATGGATGATGTATATAGGCAAACTATATTTAAAACACATATGTGCTTACAAAGCGGTACTAAGTCATTAAACCAAGCTATAGACATGGCTACTAATGATTTCTTAAGCAAAGGAATAAATAGTATAGTTTATAAAGATGGTAAAAAAGTAAATATTGCGAGCTATGCAGAAATGTGTTTAAGAACAGCTAGTCAAAGAGCTACTTTTTTAGGTGAAGGTAAAAAGCGTGATGAATATGGAGTACATTTGATAGTTGTATCAGCTCATGCTAACACTTGCAAGATGTGTGAAACATGGCAAGGTAAAGTATTAATTGACAATGTATTTAGTCATCCTAATAAAGATTATATAGAAGAGAATATTACTAAATATAAGCTATTAAGTGAAGCTATAGAAAGTGGATTATTACATCCTAACTGTAGGCATACATTGATAACCTATTTTGAAGGAATAACAAAGTTACCAGTTGTACCTTCTGGAGAAGAAGCTATAGAATTATATGAAGCTGAACAGAAACAAAGATATTATGAAAGACAATTAAGAAAATGGAAAAGACTTGAGATTGGGTCTTTTGATGAAGAAAGTAAAGAAATAGCACATAATAAAATAAAAGAACTTCAAAATGTATTAAGAAAGCATATAGAAGATAATAAGCAACTTAGAAGAAATTATAAGAGAGAAGAAGCAAAAGTAGGATTAAATATAGAAGATGATAATATAAAGGCAGATTTATTGAAGAAAAAGGCTCTAAATGCTAAAATTAAAGAAACAAGAGAATATATAAAAACAGAACAACCTTTAAGAATAGAGGTTGGAAAGCAAGGAAAACATATCTTAGGTCATAATAATTATATTGAAGGTAGAAGTTATTTAACTATATCTGTAGAAGAAGCTCAAGAGCTTATTAATAAATATGCTGGTACTGGTGAGCTAAAGTTTACTTTAAAAGGTGAATGGGATAAAAAAGAAACTATTAATACAGATAAAGAAATTGGTGTTAATGTTAGTATGTTAGATGGTTTGGAAACGAAAACTAATAGTTTTAAAATACATTATTCTAAGAGAGGAACACATATAGTTCCTAGTTAAAGAGGTGATTGTATGTTTAATTTAGTAGAGAGGTTAAGAACTATAATGAAAACTCATAAACTTAATAATAAGCTTATGATGAAAGTGACTTCTATTGATGGAACTGTAGTTATTGGTTCATATGGTGGTTTTACACAAGCTTTAGATAATGAGCCTGAAATAGCTAGTATTTCAATAACAAAGCAAGGCTATGGAATAGAGATATACGAAAATGAAATAAAATCTATAGAAGTAATATAAAGCATCTGCTTAAAAAAGTAGGTGCTTTTATTATTTAAATTTGGATTAGAATTAAAAGCTATAAAAGAAGAAGTTTTATTTAAAGGTACTTCATATATGCAAATAAAGAATGATGATTCATATTCTATGAGGTGCAAAGTACAGGAGATATATGATCAGAAGATTGGGAAGTTATAAAATAAAGGCTTAGAAATAAGGCTTTTTTATTTTGCCCAAAACGTGCTTAAGGCTTAAACTGTGCATGGAATAAAAGCCTACAGGCTATAAATGGAGGAAAATTATGATAAAAAATTGTAATTTAAGAAAAAGTTTAGGAATGGGAAGATTATTAGCTCCAGATAATGGAACAGGAAATGGAGAATCTTCTCCAATAGATGATACGAAAGTTGAAGGAGAAGATACAGAAGAAAAATCATCAGAAGAAAAGACTTTCACTCAAGAAGAAGTAAATAAGATGATTAAAGAAAGAATTGCTAGAGAGAAAAAAGGACAACTTTCAAAAGAAGAACTCAAAGCGTATCAAGAGTGGAAAGATAGTCAGAAGACAGAAGAAGAAAAGCAAAGTGAAGCTTTAACAAATGCTGAAAAAGCTAAACAAGATGCAGAGGATAGAGCTAATACTCTAGAAGTGAAGGTTACTTGTTTATCTAAAGGAGTATTATCTGATAGTGTTGATGATGTTGTTATATTAGCTAAAGCTATGGTAAGTGAAGAGGTTACAATGGAGCAAGCAGTAGATAAAGTGTTAGAAAAATATCCAAACTTTAAAGGACAGCAACAACAAGAGGAACAAAAAGGATTTAAAATTGGTATTGATAGTGGAGTAAAACAAAAAGAAAATGTTAATGATGCCTTAGCGAGAGCATTTGGTAATAAATAAGAAATGGAGATGATTAAATGACAGTATACAGTTATGCTGAACAGTTTGAAAGAGAATTACAACAAAAATATGCAAGAGAATTAACTTCGTATGATTTAGAAAAATCTAATCCTCAAGTTAAATTTATGAATGCACAAACAATTAAGTTACCTAATATAACAGTAAGTGGATATAAGGACCATAATAGAAGTAATATGGGATTCAATGCTGGAACTATAGCTAATGAATGGGAACCAAAGAAATTAGCTCATGATAGAGATATAGAATTTGCAATAGATCCAATGGATATTGATGAATCAAATCTAACTTTAGAAATGGCTAATATTCAAAATGTGTTTGAAACAGAGCAGGCTATACCAGAAAAAGATTCTTATAGATATTCTAAGTTATATTCAGAAGCCAAAACTTACACTTCAAACGGTGCAGTAGTTGATACTTCAACAAATTTGACTATCAATAATATCTTAGATTGGTTTGATACTCAGATGGAGAAAATGGATGATGCAGGTGTTCCAAGTGAAGGAAGGATACTTTATGTTACTCCATCAATTAATAAAATGATTAAGCAAGCCGAGGGAATAACAAGAAGTATTGATGTTAATTCGAATAATGGTAGAATTGATAGAAGAATTTATTCTTTAGATGATGTAAAGATAGTGAAAGTTCCATCAGGAAGAATGAAAACTAAGTATGAATTTACTAATGGGTGTGTGGCTGCACATGATGCAAAACAAATAAATATAATACTTATTCACCCATCATGTCAAGTAACGAGAAGTAAGTATTCTTATATTAAAGTATTTACTCCTGGTACTGATTCAAGAACAGCAGATAAGTATGTATTCCAAAATAGAAGTTATGGAGATACATTCTTAATAAAAAATAAAGCTTGTGGTATTGCTATTAACGCAGAGGCGGAATAATTGAAAGGAGAACTAATAAATGAAAGCTATTAAAGAAAATAAAGTTTATACAATAACAGAATCAGAACAGAGTTTTTATAAACAACAAGGTTATGACATAGTTAATGATGAAGGCGAAGTTATAGAACGTGGAGCTGGAAAGTCTATTTCTTATGAGGAATATCTAAAGTTAAAAGATGAATTAGATCCATTAAAAGATGAAAATCAAACTTTAAAACAAGAAAATGAGAAGTTAAAAGAAGAAAATAAAAAGCTTAAAACAGAAAATAAGGAATTAAAGAAGGTCGATAAATAGGCCTTCTTTTTTATTAGGAAGTGAAAAAATGACTTATGTAAATACATCATATTATAAAACTGAATTTGAAGGGAGTATCCTTTCAGATGAAAATATGATTAATAAGCTTGAAAGAGCATCAGATCAAATAAACACTTTAACTTACAATAGAATAATAGGTATAGGATTTGAAAATCTATCTCCATTCCAACAAGATAAAATTAAAAAGGCTGTTTGTATACAAGCTGAATTTATAGAACAATATGGAGAATTTATTAATATGCCTTTAAATGGCTATTCTGCCGGAGATATATCACTAAACTTTAATAGTAATATAATAAATGGTATAAATACAACTAAAGAAGTTATAAATTATATATCTCAAACAGGATTAAATAGTAGGAGGTTATAACTATGGGAGTTAAATTACCATTTCCAAAATGGCTTTTAAAAACTCCTATTAAAGTATATGAAACATATACTAATGAAGATGGAGAACCAGTAGAAAATTTAATTTATGATGGTTTATGTATTTACAATGAAAAAAGCAAACAAATTTTAGATTCAGAGCGAAGACTAATAACGTTAAGTGGAAAGGTTATTATTGAAGGGGACATAAAACCAAATAAATTAATTGAAGGATATATACAAATGGGAGAATTAAAGAAAGATATTTATAAATCATCAAGACCACGAAATCCAGATGGTTCTATTTTTAGTACAGAATTGGAACTTATGTAATGAAAGCTAAAGTTACTATAAAATTAGATGATTCAAAGATAAGAACATTAGTAAATGTTAAAAATAAAGCTTTAGAAGAAACTACAGAAGCTGTTTTAAGTGATATTAAAACAAGTGCAGTTGTACCTAAAGATACTGGAGAACTAGAGCGAAGTGGATTTGTTGATTTATCAAAAATAAGTGAAGGAATAACATCTATAAACTTTGATACTCCATATGCAAGAAGATTATATTATCATCCAGAATATAATTTTAGAAAAGATAAAAATATAAATGCACAAGGCAAATGGATGCAATCTTATGTTGATGGAGATAATAAAGAATTTGTAATAGATACCTATAAACAATTTTTAAAACTACTTAGTAAAGGATTGATAAAATAATGTTACTAGGAGAAGTTAGAGAATATTTAAAAAGTAAAATAGATTGTCCTCAATGGTATATAGGTAAAATAGATGGAAATAAGGAACAGTGTATAGGTATTTATAATATACAAGGACCTAAAAATAACATAGCCTTAGGTGGATTAAAAAATACAAGCTATTCTACAAAGGCCATTTCCATTTTAATACATTGGGGAAAAAATGCTAATATAGCAGAGCAAAAAGCTCAAGAAGTATATAACTCATTATTTGGACAGCAAGGAATTATAGGATCTAAAAGAGTTATAAATTTCGATATGAGAAATAATGAACCTATAAGTGTTGGAACAGATAAAAACGGCATATACGAATATGTTATTGAAGTAAATATAATACATGAAAGGTAGTGAAAAAAGCATGACTAATTTTAGCGGTGTTTTTCCTGTATATAATCTTAAATTTAAGATAGGAACAAAAGGAAAGGCAAGTCAATCTCAAGATATGCAACCTATTGCTGATATGGAAAATTTCGGAATAAAGATAGATGGTAAAGTAGAGGATTGGACATCTATGACTACATCTGGATGGAGCAGAAGTTTAATGACAGGTAAATCATTTTCTATATCTTTAAAAGGAAAAAGAAATGTAGGGGATCCAGGAAATGATTATGTAGCAGCTACTGCTTGGAAAGATGGTTTAGATTGTAGTACAAAGGGAGAAATAGAGTTTCCAGATGGTTCAAAATTGGCATTTGATTGTGTAATAGATGTTAAAAATGTAGGTGGGGATGATAGTACAAAAGTTGCTCCACTTGAATTTGATTTAAAGGGTGATGGAAAACCACAATATACACCAGCACCATCAAGAGCTAAAGTTCAATAGGAGGGTTATTATGGCAAAGATATATAATATAATGAACAAATTAACAAATGAAAGACCTGTAATAAAAATAGATGATACTCACGAGTATAAAATAAATAATACTAAGAATAATGCTATATACATACAATCTTTATCAAAAAATACTGAAAAAGGCGAAACTAATGATATTGAATTATTAGATAAGATAATAAAGGCATCTTTAGGACAAGATGCTTTTAACTATATAGAAAGCTTAGAATTAGATTTAGAATCTTATGGGGTTATTGTAAATACTATAATGGCCGCTATATCTAATTTAGAATTAGAAGAAGTGGAGGCAATAAACGAAGAAGAAGCTAATCGATTTCAAAAAGATAAATAAGAATCAATGGTATGACTTATTTGAAGATTTTGAGCTAATAGATGCTTCTTTTACAACTCAATATGGAATTCGATTAAGGAATGAAGAACATATGAGTTGGGATGAGTTTTGTACTTTACTTAGTGGAATAATGCCAAAAACACCATTAGGTCAAATTGTAAGTATAAGAAGTGAAGAAGATGAGAATATATTAAAAAGTTTTTCTAAAGAACAGCATAAAATTAGAGATGACTGGAGAAGTAGAAAATTAGAAAGTATGAGCAAAGAGGAAATAGAAGCAGATATAAAACAGATACAAGATATATTTATGAAGGCATTTGGTTAATAACTAAATGCCTTTTCTTGTTTAAAAGGAAGGTGGTGAGATAATGGCTGAGACAGATTCGGTTGGGAAAATAACTCTCGACTTAGAGATTCAAGGTGATGACTTAGGTAAACAGATTGAGAAAATTTCAAGTTCTATAGGGAATAAAATAAATAAATCATTAAGTGGAATATCCGAAAACTTTGATGGAAATTCAATAACTAAAGGTATTTCAGAGTCAGTAAATAGAGCTATGAAAAATGTTGATGAAAGTATAAACTCGAGTGTTAGGAAAAATAAGTCTAATATTTTGAAAAATATAGAAGAAGTAAGAAGTAGGGCTTTAGAAAATATCAAAAATATAATGGCAAATGCTAAAAATATAAGAATTCCAATGAAATTTTCTCCTACAAAAGAAATTCCTATGACAAGCCAAACAAACAGTAAAGCAGTAAATACAAGAGGACCTCCAAATAAGGTAAGTTCAATTAACATGGAGGGAATTAAATCACAAATAGAAAACCTATCTAGTAGTTTAGATATAACAAATAGGAGTATAGAACAACAACAGGAAAAATTATTAAGATTAAGAGAAGCTTATAACTCAACCTTTAGTAATACTAAAAAGAATAGAATAGAAGAACAAATATTAAAAACTGAGTCTGCAATAAATAAACTAATAGCAAAATCGGACAAAACAGGATTTAAATTAGCTGATTTAGATAGAGAATTCGAAAGATTGAGTAATTCTTCAAAAAGGTCAGCAAGTGGAATTAACCAATCAAGTAATACCATGAATAAGTTATCTAATATAATGGCGAGAGTTAGCAGAAGCTTAAAAAATGCAAGTAATTCTATCCAAAGATATAGGCAAAATATGAATGGTGCTAGAAGCTCAACAGGAATGTTTATAGATAGTATGTTTAAATGGGGGATAGTTTTTCCTATTATAATGAAGGGCATATCAGCTGTTGGTAGTTATATAGGCAGTGCTTTAATGACAAATGCACAATTTGCAAATAGCTTACAACAAATAAGAACTAATCTTATAGTTGCATTTATGCCTATTTATCAAGCAGTATTGCCTGAACTTAATGTTTTGATGAGTGCATTAGCAACAGTAACGGCTTATATTGCTGCATTTGTAAGTGCTTTATTTGGTAAAACATATCAAGCTAGTTTTGGAGCAGCTAAAAATATGAATGCATCTATAGCATCTATGAAAAGTATGGAAAAACAAGGAAAGAAAACATCAGGTGCTATAGATAAAATAGGAGATTCAGCTGAAAAAACTAAAAAGAAAATACAACGGTCTTTAGCAGGATTTGATGAAATAAATAAATTAAATGATCCCAATGATGCTGATAAAATACCAAAGGTTCCAAATGCTGGAGATGGTGGAGGAATAGATCCAATACCCATGGTTGCTCCTAATATAGATTTAAGCCCAACAAGTGTAGCTATGCAAAAAATAAATGCAATGGTTGAGAAATTAAAAGATACTATATCAAAAATATTTCAACCTTTTAAAAATGCATGGGCAAGAGAAGGAGCTGAAACAATTGCAAGTATAAAACATGCATTACATGGAATTTGGGAATTAATTAAATCTATAGGTAGAAGTTTCCTTCAAGTATGGACTAATGGTACAGGGGAAGCTATTTTAGTTGTTATACTTCAAATTTTACAAAATATATTCAATATAATTGGAGATATAGCTGTTACATTTGCAAATGCATGGAATGCTGGAGGAATAGGAACAGCTATAGTACAAAGTTTAGCAAATACATTCTTAAACTTACTTACAGTTGTAAAAAAAGTAGGAGATTCCTTTAGAGAAGTTTGGGGAGAAGTTGGGCCAAGAGTAGCATCTACGTTTATGGAGATATTAAAGGCTACATCAGGAAGACTTGAATTTTTATCACAGAAATTAATTTATGTTTGGGATAATGGAGGAAGTCATTTATTCCAAGGTTTAATAAGGTTAGGAGCTAAGGTATTTGAATTAGCTGGATACATATATACTCAATTCGTAATACCTTTTGCAAATTGGTTTGATGGAATAATAGCTCCGGTAATTTCTAAAGTTGCTGATGTAGTTGGAACAGTTCTTGATGCATTTAGTAATTTAATAAATTGGCTAATGGGAAGTGGTAAGCCTGTATTAGACACTATTATAACCGTTATAGGAAGTTTAATTATATCTATAAAATTAGTTAATGGAGCTTTAAAACTTTGGACATTAGCACAAAAAATATGGACAACTGTATCTACAATAAGTACAACTGCAACTACTGCTTTAGGAACTGCAATTGCTTTTTTAACAAGTCCAATAGGAATAGCGATAATAGCGATAGGTGCAATAATAGCTATAGGAATAACACTATACAAAAATTGGGATTTCATAAAAGCTAAGGCAATAGAAATATGGGGACAAATTAAAGATGTATTTAATAATTTTAAAGAATGGTTGCAAGGAGTATTTCAAAGGGATTGGTCCAAAAGTTTTGGTGCTTTAGGAAATTTATTAAATGCATTTTTAAGAAATGTTAGCAATATTTTTGGTGGAGTAAAGAATGTTTTTAGAGGAATTATTGATTTTGTTGCAGGGGTATTTACTGGCAACTGGAGTAGGGCATGGAATGGAGTAAAAGAGATATTTAAAGGTGCATTCCAATGTTTAACAGGAATAGCTAAAGCTCCACTTAACGGAGTTATAGGCCTTATAAATATGGCTATAGATGGATTAAATTCTATAAGTTTTACAGCTCCAAGTTGGGTGCCATTTGTAGGAGGTAAACATTTTGGAGTACATCTTCCTAAAATGCCTTATCTAGCTAAGGGTGGTATTATAGACAAGCCTACTCAAGCTGTAGTAGGAGAAGCGGGAACCGAAGCTGTAGTGCCATTAGAAAACAATACAGGAGGATTGAATTTATTAGCGAATAAACTTTCCGAGAGAATAAATAATATGTTGATGGTTCCGAGCAATACCTTACAGCAACCAAGTTTAACTATGTTAGGTCAAGATATAGATGATAATAAAAATAGTTTAAATAATTCTGAGCACTTAGATAAGCTAAAAGAAGCTATAGTGGATGCTCTTAAAGAAGCAAAAGGAGATAATAATTATAGCAATACAAGTGATTCAGACTATGGAGAAAGTAATAATGTGATATTAAAAGTTAGTGAAACTGACTTTGGAAAAGTTGCTATAAAGGCTATAAATAAAGTTAATAAACAAGCTGGAGTCCAATTATTAGATATTTAGGAGGTGGCAACAACGAGTATTTTAATAAATGGAGTGGCTGTTGCTACTCCTAAAAGTTTTAAAGTAAATATAATGGATTTAGATGGAGAAAACACAGGGAGAAATTTATTAGGAGTTATGCTTCGTGATAGGATAAGAGTTACAAGAAAATTAGAATGTGAATGGGGGCCTTTAACATCCAAAGAAATAAAAGCAATACTTCAATCTGCAAGTGGAACTGAATTTACAGTTACATATCCAGATCCTATGGAAGGAATTACAAGTAAGACTTTTTATGTAGGAGATAGGAATATACCTGCATTTGATTTTAATAGCAATATGTGGCAAGGTTTATCTGCAAATTTTATTGAAATATAAAAAATAAACATTATAACATAGAAAGGAACTAATAATATGAAAATAACTTTGAGAAAATTAGTAAATGAAGCACAACAACTAAATTCAATTATCTATAAACAGGGATTATCACCTAAGATGTCTTACGCAATAGCTAAGAATGTAAAGAAAATTGAAGGCGAGTTGCAAATATATAATTCTGAAAGACAGAAAATACTAGAAAAATATTGTATCAAAGATGATAAAGGGGAATTAAAAATAAACGAAGATAATACATATGAAGTTAAATCAGAATTTATAAATATATGCAATGAAGAAGTAAATGCACTTTTAGATATAGAGGTTGATATAGATATTCATAAATTTACGATAAATGACTACTATAACAGTAATTGTGATATGTCACCAGCTGAATTAATGGTTATAGATTATATGATGGAATAAAAATAATTTATTTGAAAATTAATACAGAAGGGAGGTTGAAGTTTGTTTAACGTATCAGATAAATTTAATAAAGAAATTAATAAATTAAGTGGCCGAATGTTTAATGCTAAAGTTATCATAAATGGAAAAGAGTATAATGGAAGTAAGATATATGAAATGAATTTAGAAGAATCAGTTAATCCTGGGAGTGATTTGTCTATAGGAACAATGTGTTCTAGTAGTTTTAATGTTAAGTTAATAAATACAGGTGAATTATTTGATAATGCGATTGTAAAACCATATGTAGGATTATATATGGATGAAACTATAGAATATATTCCATTAGGTGTATTTACAGTATTAAAAGCAAATGTTGAAGGTAAATTTATAAACCTTGAATGTGTTGATAATATGGTTAAATTAGAGCAATCATATTTTTCAGAGCTAATGTATCCAGCCAATATAAATGATATAGCTTTAGAAATTTGTAGAAAAGCAAATGTTAATTTAACAAGTAAATTACCTAATTATCAAGTTGAAAAATTAGACGGGTATTCATTGAGAGAAGCTATAGGGATTATAGCTTCTCTTTGTGGTTCGTATTCAAGGTTTGACAGATTAGGTAACTTAGAGATAAAAGGTTATGATACAACAACACAGGAAATAACACCTAAAAATATATTTAAGTTAGATATGGAATCAAAGGAATGTATAATTAAAAAAGTTATAGCTCAAAAAGGAGATAAAGAAATAAGTCTTGGAGATAATGAAGGGAATTCTATTATATTTGATAACCCAATAATAACAGAGGATATATTAAATGATATATATTCCAAATATAAAGATTTTAGATATATTCCATATACAGCTAAATGGAAAGGAAATCCTGCTATAATGGCAGGAGATATATTAAAACTAACAGATTTAAAAGGAAACAAATATAATGCTTTAGTCATGGAACAAAAATTTACATATAAAAATGGTATTTCATCGGAGATAAAAGCTAAAGGTAACACTAATCAAGAATCAAAGTTTGATAGTAATGGATCTGTAACTAAAGTTTTAGAACGATTTTCTATAGAACAAGCTAGTATAAAAAAGGCATTGATAGATAAAGCAGACATAACAGATTTAAATGCGGTAAATGCAAATATACAATTATTAAAAGTTGATGTAGGAAAAATAAATACTCTTATAAATGGTAATTTAAGTTCTGAAAATATACAAGCTGGTGGAATAACATCAGATAAGTTAACTATAGCTAATGGATTTATAACTAATGCCATGATAGCTAATTTAGATGTAGCTAAAATTAATGCAGGTGATATTAGTACTAATAAGTTTAGAATCACATCTGATAGCGGAAATATGCTTATATCAGATAATACTATTCAAATTAGAGATAAAAATAGAGTAAGAGTTCAAATAGGTAAAGATGCATCAAATGATTATAATATGTATGTTTGGGATGCAAATGGAAACCTCATGTTTGATGCTACAGGCCTCAAAGCTAATGGTATAAAGGAGAAAATAATCAGAGATGATATGATTTCTGATAATGCTAATATTGATGGACATAAGTTAAATATTAACAGTGTTGTAACTCAAATAAATAATGGATCTACAAAAATAGAAAGTTCTAAGGTTCAAATAAATGGAATTAACCAAACATTAGATGTAGCTTTTAATTCCTTGAAAAGTCAATCAGATAACAATAAGTCTTTAACGGAAAGCCATAGTACAACTATAGGTGTTATGCAAGGTCAAATAAAAGTAGCTATAGACAATACGACGATAGTAAAAGATGGTCAAACAATTTTATTAAAGGATGCTTATAACCATACTGTAAATACTGTAGAAAGTATGAAAAGTACTATAGGAAGTCATACAACTAAAATTAATGAACAAACTGGAAAAATTAATAGTGTTGAAACTAAAATTAATACAGTTGAAAGAAATTTAAATGGTATGACAATGAAAGTATCTAAAATGGAAGCAACTACAGATGAGCTAGATGATAAAATATCTGATTTAACTACTCGTATGTCAACTGCTGAAGTAAAAATACTACCTGCTTCAATAATCAATACAGTTAGTTCGCAGTTTTACAATAAAAATGAATCTGATAATATATATGCAAACAAGACTGTATTTGAACAAACTAAAGATGATTTTTTATATAAGTTTGAAAACAGTGGAAAACCTAACGAGTTGATAAATTCTAACTTTACAGAAATTGCTAGAGGGTGGACTATATATCAAGAAGGTAATACAGGTGCCTTTGTGGAATATTCTGACGGATTTAATGGAGTTGAGCCGGTTGGAACTTATTGCATGACTATTCATAATGCCAATGCAGTTGGTGGCTATGGCTATGCAATGCAGAAATTTAAGCCACGTAACCCTAGGATGATAAATTTTACGGTTGGTGGTTGTTACCATTATGATGACATTAGAGTTTGGACTGAGGAACCATACCCCCTGGCGTATATATATGTAGTTGTTGTCAATAAAGACGGGACAAGGGAGTATTATAATCAAGATGAAGTTATGAGAAATAACCAATATATAGGTTGGCAAACTTATTCCAAAACTTTTGGAAGAATTGGAAAAGAGATTGATTGGGTTGAGTTCTATGTATTTAAAAGAAGTACTACGGGCACTTTTCGTATAACTAACTTGGATTTTCACGAAGGTACAGAGCATAGGAAATGGCGACCAAGTGGAGAAATATATTCAAATACTACTAAAATTGACGGTGAAGGAATAGAGATAATCCATAATAATGGCTCAAAGTCAAGGCTTTCGCATGAGAAAATTGAGTTTACAGCTCCTAATGGTAATGCTACATTGAGGATTAAGGACGGCGGTCTTAACTTGTTTACCGCTACTAATAACGAGATGTGCGGATTTGTAAAGCCTTCTCAAATAAAACAAGATTGGTATAACGGAGTTACTATTTCAACGTATGCTAGCGGAGATTATGTTGCTATCGGGCATTCAAAAGCATCCACAGAAACCAGTTGGGAGAGTTTACCAAGTATACTTATAGCTAAAAATGACAATTTTGAACTTGGAAACTATTGGGAAGGGATTAACTTTGTTAATCAAAAGGTATTATTACGTACTAGAACTCATTTAAAAAATGTATTAGATATAGACCCAATAGGTTCTATCGAGCTTTATTGCAATAGCAGTACTCCGCATAAAATTTTTAACTCTACAGCAAATAACTTTTGTATAATGGGTGATAATAATTTACGCCTTGGAGTTAGAGTTGCAGATAAAAATGTTTCAGTACTTGAAATTATTGAAAGTGACTACGAAAGAGTGCAAAATTGGCATCATTGGAATTTTCATAATTGGACTATGTGGAATATGAAAACGGCAAGTACTTTAATGGCTCAGAGTCAACAGCTTAGATCTAGAACTAAGGATATTAACGATATTTACGGCGTTTATAGTATGACAGATGGGGAGATAAGATATACATGTAGGGAACCACAGCATATAGGTAGCGTGTCGGTTGACTTAGAAAATGGAATTGTGAACTCTCTAGATGATAGAAGTTTACTTGTTGAATTACCTCAAATCTTAGCAGAGAATATAGAAAATGACTATCATATCAATATTGGTAAAATCAGTGGGGGAGATTATCGCATAGTCGAAAAAAATCCTTATTATTTTATAATTGAAAGCGATGTGGATAATTTCCAATTTACTTATGAAATTGTAGGAAAGAAATTATTTAATGAGGAAAAAAACGCTGTAATTGCTAATTATCAATATGAACTTGAGGATATGCCTGAGGAAGTTGAAGATGCCAAAGTTGTTTTTGATGAGGATAATGGGCAAATTGGTAAAGAGAGTTTTTGGAAGATGTACACTAATGAATTTTTAAGATCAAACATAAATAATAAAACTTTAAAATTTACAAGTCCTAGTTAGTCGCTAGGGCTTTTAATTTTGGAAAGGATTAGTAATAGTGAATAGAAAATATAATTTAAAATTAGATTTACAGTTCGGATGTAATAATAATCCAGATTTAAAGTTTATGCAATTTGATAAAAATACATCTGATTTTTTTATAAGAATAAAAAAGTGCAGTGAGATTGTAGACTTATCAAATGCAATTGTAACATTAGCTGTTATAAAGCCAGATAATACTACCGATGCTATGTTTCTTGATATAGTAAACAATGAATTATACGCTAATTTAAAGCCTTCCATGAAAGATTTAGTAGGAACTTATCAAGCAAGAGCAATACTAGTTTCAAGTAATGAAACAGTAACAACTGATGTTATAACATATACAGTTAATGAGGATAAAATCTTAAGTCAATTAAACTCTGATGTAGTTTCAGATGAAAGGTACTCAATATTAACTGATATGTTGAATAAGTTATCTGAAATAGAAACTAATGAAACTAATAGAGTTGAGGCAGAGAAATTAAGAGAACAAAAGATTGAAGAATTAATAGATGAAGCTAATAAAGCTATACAAAATATTAATTCTACTATTGAAAGTGAAGTTAATAAGATAGTTCCAGAAATAGTTAATGATACAACAAATGAATATTTAGGAACTGTTAAAGAAGATTTAAAAAATGCTGTTAATGATGCTAATACAAAAATAGAAGAAGTAGACAATAAAATATCCGAAGTCAATAACTTTATTGATGAAAAAAACAACCAGGTCAATGATTTTATAGAAGAAGCTAATGCAAATATAGATAAAGCTATAAAAGATATTCCTCCTGGTCCACAAGGTGATCAAGGACCACCTGGACCTAAAGGAGATACTGGACCAAGAGGTGAGCAAGGTCTTAAAGGTGATAAGGGAGATACCGGACCACAAGGACCTACTGGTCCTAAGGGTGAAACTGGAGAACAGGGACCGACTGGGCTAACAGGTCCTCCTGGTAAAAATGGAGTAGATGGAACATTTAATCCAAATACTGAGTTTCACGAGTTAGAAACTACAAATAAAACAGTTCTTGGAGCTATAAACGAACTTTTCAATGCAATAAAGAAAATCAATGATGCTGATTATGTTACAAGAATAAAAGATGTTCAGCGAGTAGAGCCTATGAACGGCTGGGGACTTACAGGAAATAAAATTAATAGGTTAACTAAGTTCGATTTAGGATTTACAATATTTGAGTTTCAAGTTACAGCACTTCAAGAAATTGCTAATAATGCTGTAAGTTTTATGCTCCCATCTGGATTTACTCCATCTGTCACATTTATACCTCTTACATTTTCTATAGGTAGCGGTATAGGAAGTGGATTTATATACAAAAATGGTCAAGTTAAGTTTAATGGAACTTATGCAAAAGGAACTATAATAACTGGTAGCTGTTTAATAATAAATTAAAAAGGAGAAAGAATATGTTTAAATTTATACCAGAAGCAATATCATGGTTATTAGTGCTATACTTAGCATTTAAATTTATAGATGTATCATTAGGAATATTAAAAACATTAAAGAAAGACAATTATAAAAGTAGTAAAATGAGAGATGGTCTAATACGATTTATTTCAGAACTTTTGGGAATAACCTTTGTTTTGGTATTAGATATTTTCCTAAATCTAAAATTTGCTTTAGCTGGTGTTACTATAGCTTTATTTGCATATAAAGAAGCTGGAAGTATATTAGAAAATTTAGGTGAATGTGGGGTTACACTTCCTGATGCTGTTGCAGATAAATTAGAAGTGTTAAACCAAAATAAAGACAAAGATAAAGAAAATAAATAGGATAAATGGAGCTGTTTAATACAGCTCTTTTTATATACAAAAATATAAATTTTAGGAGGAATTAATTATGAGAAAAAATATGACAGATGCAGGACATGGAGGATATGATTCAGGAGCTCCAGGGCTACATGGATGCTTAGAAAAAGATATCGTTTTAGATATTTCAAAAAGAGTTGATGCCTATTTAAAAAATCAAGAAATAGAAAATATACTTACTAGAAATACGGATGTATTTTTATCTCTAAACGAAAGAAGTAATAAAGCTAATAACTTAAGAGTAAATTCTTTTGTGTCTATTCATTGCAATAGTTCAGATAATCCTAAAGCTCATGGATTTGAGATATTTTGTTACAAGTTTAAATATAGACAATTAGCTGATTACATTTTAGAAGAAATCACAAAAGAAAATTTATTTACACAATTAAGAGATGGAGGAGTAAAGGAAGGGAACCTTCATGTTGTAAGAGAAACTAATATGCCAGCATGTTTGATTGAATTAGGCTTTATAACTAATGAAGAAGATTATAATTTGATAATGAATAATAAAGAAAGATTTGCCAAAGCCATAGCAAAAGGAATATGTAAATTTAATGGAGTTACTTGGAAAGAATCTTCTGATATACCTTCAGATAAAAATATTGATGTAATTTATCAAGTATATACAAAAGGAAAGTGGCTATCTAATGTAATTAATTTAAATGATTACGCTGGTATATATGGAAATCCAATCCAAGGAGTGTATGCTCATCTAAGTGAAGGATCTATAAGATATAGAGTTCATACTCAAAATGGAAAGTGGCTACCTTATGTTATAGATAGACAAGATTATGCAGGTATACTAAGCAAAAACATAGATGCTTTACAAATGGAGTTAGTAGGCCTAGAAGGATATAGTGTTAAATATAGAGCGTATGTATGTGGTAGATGGTTACCTTGGGTTACTGACTTAGAGGATTACGCTGGTATATTAGGTAAGTCAATAGAAGGAATACAAACCCAAATTATAAAAAAATAATATTATAATATATTGAATTTAAGAGTTAAACTTTGATAACCTATAAATGCATTAAAATCAATTTTTCTCACAATAAAAATGTAATAACTATTAGCAAAAAACACCTAGATTTCATCTAGGTGTTTTTTATTTTCTATAGATAATATTAATTTAATTGAATATATTACATAAACACTATATAATTGAATTTAAATATTATTTTTTTCTAACAAAATACCTTTTTAAAATAGTTGGGATAAATCTCAACTATTTTTAATTTATTTGATTTTATTACTTAAACTTTGATATCATATAATCACAAAGTTAACTTAACCAAAACAAAAAGTGCAAGAGTTTTTTCGACGACTTCTCAAACTGTAGAGAATAAATTCAGTAGTTGCTAGACCTATTAACTAGCACAAGGAGTGGTTACTCAGATGCCACTCCTTTTTATTACAAAAAAGGAGATTAAGATAATTGAAAAATAAAATATATTATAAGTTTATGGGGAAAGGTCTTTTAGTTTTTCTTTTTTCAGTAAGCTTGTTATTAACAATTACTACAGTTTTATCTGGATTTACTTTTATTTCTTTAGAAGAAACATTGGAGTTATGGATTTGTTTATATGGGTTCGGATTATTTATATGTATAAGCACAAGCATATTGCTCCATCGAAAAGCTGCAATTTTAAATGAAATAGAAGTTACATTATATGCAATTGAATGGACTGGTATAGAATTTACTAAAACAAAAAATAAAGAAAAAATATATAATATTCCTTATGAAAATATTTGTATTTTAGATTACGAAACAAGTCAAGGAATATCAAAAACTAATCCATCAAATCCATCTGTACTATATGTAAGTACAAACGATGGATCTCAATATAAAGTTTTAGCTGCCCCCAAAATATTATTTTATGAACTGGGAAAGAGAACAAATGCAACAATGCAACAATCTAACACAATGATAAAAAATCTCTTTATTTGCTTAGTAATTTCGATATTATTTTATATTTTAGAATTTTAATTTATTGAAAAAATAACTTAAACTTTTATATAATGAAATTGTTCATGAATGAACACCTAACTTTTTTTATGCATTTCGAACTGTAGAGTAATTCAGTAGTTGCTAGACCTCTAAACTAGTGTAGGAGTGTTATTCCCGGTAACACTCCTTTTTATTTTTCATTTAAATATGGTATAATAAAAATAAGTTATAGGGTAAACCCATATTAATGTATCATTTAATACGTATATAAGCTGCCTGTGTTGGTAGCCGTTACTATGGTTCCTTAACTTCTAGCCCAAAAGGGCTTTTTTATTGAAAAAATAACCTAAACATTGATATAATAAATTAAACCTTAATATTTTTTAAAACAAAATATTTACAAACCCAAGATAACACAAAGAAAAAAGAGATGATACTATATTTTTTAGTATCATCTCTTTTTCTTTTTTATTCCTTTTTTTCTCCATATTCTCTAATCATAGCACTTTCTTTTACTACCCAATCTCTACCAAATTTTTTACAATCCTCATTAGCTACTAATTTTTTAGTTTCAACAGCTTTTCTTAACGTAGAATCTTTTAAGCCCCATAATTTAGTTGCTTCTGCAAATGAATATAAACCTTTAAAACTACACATTATTACCTCCTATGAAAATAAATATTTTAATGCTAGTACTAAAAGAGCTATAGCTCCTATAAATTTAATTAAAGCTAAAGTTAAATCAATTACACTTTTTACTAATTCTTTTTTATTATTTTTCATTGCAATTAAAATGGTCATGTATTATTATTAAATAAAGGGTGGTGGTAGGAACACCACCCTTTATGCTTTATAGGCTTTCTAGTATCATTTTTATGATTGCTACTAGGGTTCCTATTTCAAGTGCGAGTTCCGTAAGTGCTTTAATCACTTTCGTGAACTCTTTTATTTTTTTGACCATTTCCTTGACTCCTTTCTATATTTATATTATATCACGCATACGTGATAAAATCAATGCTTTTTTATAAAAAAATTTACATATTAAAAAAATATAAAATTAAATTTAATAAATACAAAATAACCTAAACTTTTATATAATAAAGGTGAGGAGTTTTCCGACAGATGATTCTTCATAAGATTATTGGTTCTTGTAAATACCTAGGAGAAACCCTAGGTATTTTAGTTTACACTTGAATATATGATTTAAATTATATTATTATATAAATAACTCTTATACTATAGTTGTCAATATATAATAAAAGAAATACCTAGATTAATTCTAGGTGTTTTTTATGTTCTTGAAAAAGTGAGTTAAATAATTTTATAATATAAATGTATACGTTATAAATTATATAAAGCTTAAAATATAAGCTAAAGATAAGTCGGTAGAGGTACCGGCTTATTTTTATTGAAATTAATACTTAAATATGTATATAATAAATATGAAATAAATTTGTTAAGATGTCCAAAGTAAATACTACTAAATAGAAAGAGTACTAGATTTAGTGCTCTTTCTATTTTAAATAAATAAGTAGGCATGTCGACAATTTGCCGACATGCAAATGAAATTAAATAAAATAAAATAGAATTAAATAAAAATAGATATATATTTAAGTTTCGATTAGAAGTAAGTAAATAACTGACAAATAGAATAAAATAAATTAGAATAGACTTGAATTTATAATAAAATTTAAATAAACTCCTCATGTTGAAACTGTAGTAAAATTAAAGCGTGTAAGAGACTAGAAAAATTTTATAATCGCAAATTTTATATAAACATAAAGATATAGACGCTCTAATTGAGCGTCTTTTTTTATTTAAAATTAGTTTATACTCATTGATGCCAATACATTATTAGCACTATTGCCAGTATTTAAGACATCTTTTACACAGTCTAAACTTATACTTACTATATTATCAACTGCAGTAGTTGTGAAATAACCTATATGATGAGTAAATAACACATTTTCCATATTTAATAATTTTTTTATTTGAGGATCAGTAAGGTCATGATGAGGTATTACTTGATTTAAGAAGGCACCTTCAGTTTCAAATGTATCTAAAGCCGCACCAGCTATGATGCCGTTTTCCAAAGCTTCGATTAAATCATCTGTATTAATAATTCCACCTCGTCCAGCATTTACTAAGTAGGAATTTTTTTTCATAAGCTTTAAATTATCTTTGTTTATCATATGTTTTGTTTCTTCTGTAAGAGGAGTATGTAGGGATACAACATCAGATTCTTTAAGAAGATCTTCTAAGGTATCTTTATAAGTCAAAATATCTTTTAAGGATTCATTTTCATAAGCATCAAAAGCTATAACATTTGCACCTAAGCCCTTGAATAATTTAGCAGCAGTTGAACCTATTTTACCTGTACCAACTATACCGACTGTAATAGATCTAACCTCTCTAGCTATTAGATTTGCTGACCATCTAAAGTCACCAGCATGAACATTTCTGTATATAAGATGCATATTTCTAAGTAGATTCATAGTCTGAGTTACAGCAAGTTCTGCTACTGAGTTTGGAGAATAAGCAGGTACGTTTGTTATAATAAGATCGTTTTTAACAGCTTGGTCTAGATCAATCATATCAACTCCAGCTGTTCTAGAAGCTATTTGTTTTATTCCAAATTCCTTTAATTTTTCATATACTATTGGTTCATTAATTAAATTAGTTTGTTGGATTGAGATTCCATCATAACCTTTGGCTTTATCAACGGTTAATGAGGATAAACCTTCTTTAATTGTATCGACTTGAATATTATTTTCATTTTCCTCAATCCACTTTGATATTGCAGGCAATTCATGTTCACGTGCACTAAACATCAATATTTTCAT